TCCCGGGAAAGTGTGAGCGGGTAACCGAGAAATTCGTAATGACTAGAACTATCACTGCTAGTGCTAGATCGCGAGCCTCTGGCATCGACCTGAAGTTGATTGAGGCTGAGATCAGATCCTCGTCAGCTGTCATCGACAGATTCTCCGCCATGAAGGAACACCCGCCTTGCATCCCAAACAAGGATCTTTTATCTTACGATATTGCTGAGAAGCTCCGTTGCCATTGGGGTCTCGGTCCTGGAGTCATTCAAGGGGTGAGCACTACTCACCCGCTAGACTATAGGATATTATTTACCGATGAGGAATCATACGGTGTGAGATCAGTCTGCGTTAGTGATTATTCAGAGGTACAAAGGGTCAGAGGCCCGATAAAGCCGTTCCTGGGTGCGAAGACTCGGGAGAGACGAACCGGGAAGACTTACGAGGTCAAGAAAGAGCCCAACACCTTGGAGCTCGGGAAGATAGTTACCATGGCAACATCCGGCGGAGTGGGTCCAATGCTTCGTGAGCTAATCAGCAAGGTAGCAAGCACAAGGACCAGTATCCCAATGGAAGCACTCGAGGAGTTCTTCCCAAGGGTTATAGGCGGAATTTTAGCCCATCGCTACGAGATGTTAGGTGCCGAAACAGCTATGGCTCCAGTCGGAAACCCTAACTTGCAAACTCACTTAGTCTTCAACTCTGACGATGTCCCCGGAGTGTCAGGAAGCAAAGTTGACTACCCTGTTGCCTTTCAACAGTTCTTTAGTTACCTTACATTCTTTCAGAGGCAGGTCTGCTTGGGACCTAGCCAATCCACTGCTCGAACAGTGGTTATACAACTCTCTAACCGGGGTCTATCACCCTTGGTCCAAGAGGAGATATCAGCCGATGAGTTAACTGTGTCATCAACCCCAATGAATTTCCGGTCAAACAAGCTTTTATGGATTGATGCCCTGAAGGTCCAAAGCAAGGAGGGAAGACTTGACAAGCGATTTGTGCGAAATCTCAACATTGAGAGAGTGATTGGTGCATCTGCGGATGTCAGGCACTGCCTCATCACATCCCTCCTTATCCAAGAGTGTTCTAAGAGGGCACCAACTGCAATAAGACTGGATAGTGAGGAGCTTGGAGGGGGACGTCCCCCATACAAGATGGACGCCGTAGCGTTTGATGCGCTTGGTCTTAAAGCCATCTTACATGCCAGTGTATCGGCTGTTGCACACTTAGCCATTATCGGCTGTCTGATGGAGCTACCTGCTTTAGGAGAAGAAAGGAAGAAATCACTTATGG